CCATCTACCATGGCCGCAGATACGCGCACGACTAGGTTGCGCGGGAACTTGCCGTGCTTTTTCAAATGCTCGGCCACTATTTTCTTTTCATGGGTCGGCAGCCAGTGCTTGGTGTTGGGCGTAGCGAGTGCTACGCGCACGATATCGGCGAGCATTTCGTCGCTTTGCAAATCGCCACTATCAAACCAGCGGAAATAGTCCGCGTTATTGATAGCGTGCACCATATTATCGACCCAATTGCTGGTGCCGATTAGGTTTATTCTGCGCTCGTGCGCGTTCTTAGTAGGCGTCCACTTATACGCGCCCTTCTGCGCGTAGCATGTATTGCAAATGCTGCCTTTAATTTTTGCGAGTTTGCTGCCTGTCTTGCAGTGGTCGGCACTAATGCCGAATGAATAACACGGCATCTTGCTTGGTACTGATAGGCCACCAACAGCGGCCCGTGCTTCGGATACTTTCATTACTTTTCCTAATTGCTTTGGAGTTACGATTATAACAAACAGACCAGTGTACACAAGCGCGTTGCCTGCCTGGCATTTGCGCCCGCTTGCGGCCTTCGGTCTTTTCTATATATTTACTTGCGGCCCGCTTGCGGCCTTCGCTTTTTATATATATTTATTCGCGGGGCATGCAAAAAAAAGGGGCCGAAGCCCCGATTGTTTTAACTTGCTTCGACAATATCGAATGCCAAGCAATCATCTTCTATCAACTCATATAGATAATTTATAACGTCTTGCTCCGTGACATCATTATTATCGAATTCCAATTCGATTATTACTCTGGTCATTTGATTCCCTCTTGCTTTGGGGTTTGGGGGCCGAAGCCCCCGTGTTGGTTAGACTGTCGCGACTATCGCCTCGACGCCTTCGCTTATGTCATATCGGTATTGCTCCAGCCACTGTGGTTCCGCTCGCGAAAGTTTGTAGCACGAGCGAATCATGCCAGCGTACTGGTCACCGTATTCCCAGCTGCCGAATGTCGCGTCGGATTTGGCCGCCGTGAACCATCGTGCGTACTGATCTTTCGCCTCGGTCTTAACCGATCCTTTGTATCGCTTCAGTATGCGGATTTCGATTGGTCCAATTTCATTGTGATAACCCACATAAACCGCGTATGGGTTTTCAACGTCGCGTGTTTTCCCGAATGGATTTGCCATGACTATTGCGCCTCCCTTTCGCCGACGATGATAGCCACGATCCCCAGCGGGATCATAAGCGGAGCAACCCAGGCGAAGATGCCGGGCATGGTCAGATCGCCAAAGTAGTAGAAGCCTGTTAGCAGAATGCCAAAGGCCGAAATGGTTAGGCCGCATAATAGATATATGGCCATGATTATTGATTCAGTCGGTATCATATTTATTCCCTTGTTTGCTTTGGAGTTACTATTTTAGTTGATGTCAGTAGACATCGCAATGCCTGCCCTCGGGCGGCAGGCACTACGCTGGCGACTAACCTAGGTCGAACGATACCGCGACCACTGTTTTCGCCGTTTGGTTACGCTCGGTAATCTTCCACGGCACCAATGAGCCGCGCTCGGTTTCGCCTGACAGCGGGCTAATGAATGGCATGTATACCTTGCCGTTTAGCTTTCGGTAATCAGTGTATGCAATCAATGCCTTTCGCTTGCCTTCTTTTTTGCGCTCGGCCAACTCGGCGTTGATCGCCGCCAGCCGTACGCCTTCGGCGCTGCGCTTGAT